TTGACCAATCGATGTCCCGGCGTGTGCCGATTGGCAAAACGTCGAATTCGATGCTGAGGTCAAGACCAAGTGTCGCCATGGTTTTGTTGATTGCCTCGTCCTTGTCGATGGACAAATTGCGGACATGATAGTCGCGGGTGATGGTCTCACCCTCGTCGCCGCAAGCCTCTTCGTAAGTGTAGCGGAGGGTGTAGTAGTTCGACTTGGATCCGGTTGAGATGTAGTAGCGTGAGTTCATTTTGTTCGAGTTGCTTCGTGCAACTGAGAGGAAGATACCCAATCGATCAGGTTTGCATAGCAAAATCTTCAGAAAAATGATTTTTCCTGATTTTGCCGTCAGCGAGGGAGCTTGACGTCGTCCTCGGACCCGGGTAAACCGTCCTCAGCCCTAGCTAGGTCAGCGTCCTGCCGCCCAGATGTTTTTCTCGGTTCCATCTGTGTGGCGGGGCGCACATTAGTGTGCTAGTTACGCCTCTCATTTTAAGTTGCAGCATTGCCGCCAACAATCGACATTTCGCCGACGGTAATTCCGCCGGACAAACCAAACCAACCATGTCAAACCAAGATGAAAGTTTAAACACAGGCACCAAGACCCGTAAATCTCGCGCACGCGAAGCGGTTCTCATCAAAGTAACTCCTACGAAGCTCGCTGAGCTTATTGGCGACTCCGAGATCGGAGTTTCCCGCAAGGAACTGCGAGCACTGGTGCTCTCGAAGGCATCCAGCGATGTCTTGGCAAACGCTGGACTCTAACGAAAACGCCAACCTCCGGCAGAAGCGGGGTGACACTCGGGAAAGACCGAGTCCCAATCGCACGGTGGACAAGTCAGGTGAAGTCGCTACGCTCATAACGTCGAGATCGTCGGTTCAAATCCGACCCGTGCCTCCATTTTCCCAACGTCACTGACTGTGCTTGCCAGCAGGTTGACGTTCCCCCCGATTTTCGCTATTGCCTCCGTATGGCAAGAGGAGATTCATATCAGTTACAGGGTCAACAAGGCGGGGTCGTGATTGCGGCTGGCGAAAATGCCAGTGGCAATTTCCGGTGGATCCAAGTGGTGACAGACACAGTTCTTCAAAGTCTTAGTTCACCAAACCTTAATGATGCCACAGGTCAGGGACCGAACAATCTTCTGATTATAACGCTTCCAGCGGGTCTAGGAATTGGTGGCAAATTCAGCTTCATCCAAGTCACCTCCGGCGTCGTCATCGCATACTACGAATAATGTCTCAATTTGGGTCAGGAATGAGCGATGCGATTGCCACCGATGGCGATAAGTCGTTCATTGGCGTCAATCAGCGTTTGCAGATAAACGAGCTTCAGCCGGGCGAGGTGCGCGAGTCGATCAACGGGCGCATGGAAGGATATTGGAAACCTCGCAAGAGCGTTGCCAGCAAGACTGGTGCGCTGACGACCGCGAGCAAGCCGTTGAAGCTCCCGTTCTACCTGATCAATTCCGCAAAGGCGATCTCAGGCGTGACAGCATCTGCTGGTGTGATTAGCATCACAGTGACCAGTCACGGGTTCGAGGCAGGTTCGAGCGGGTGGGCGAAGATCACAGAGTTGTCCGCTGCCGTGAATGGCAGTTACGAGCTGACATACGTTGACGCGAACACATTGCAGTATACGGTCCCCGGCGTGACCTCGGTGTCAGACGTCAATGGATTTCTCTCCCAGATGCCAATCGACGATTTTGCCTCGGCAAACGTGAGAGCATCGTGCCTGTTCAGCGACCCGAATCAATCGAACAAGGAATTCGTGATTGTGGCGCTCGACACCGTCGCAAAGAAGATCGACTTGGACGGGTATGGCATCACTGACATTGCCTATCCAATCGGGCAAGCACTCGGCGAGGACACCGACATGATCCAAGTCTTTGACAAGGTCATGCTATTCCGCGATGGGAAGCAGGCTTTCGAGTGGTATCCCAATGGTCGCCCGGTTTTTGCAGCATCGCAGTCAGGAACCACCACCGTTACGATGAGCGTGAAAAATCACGGACTGACTAGTGGGGCAGCGATCGTGATCGCTGGATTGACGAACGGGACACCACCCAATGGGACATTCACGGTGGCTTCAGTAATCAACGCAGACACATTCACCTATGTCAGTGGCACCAGTCAGACTGTGGTATTCGGGGTGGCAGAAGCGACAATGACCGACGGGTTCACTCTGTCCCCCGGTGGATCCTATACACAGCCCCAAGTATTTGACGCACACGGTGGTAGAGTTTCAGTGGATGGTGGGCTTGTCACAATCACGGTGGACGGTAACGTCACAGTAAGCGCGGGCGATGTTATCATTGTTTACGAGAACACCATCCCAGAATTAGCCCCACTGGTGGGCAAAGAATTTCAAGTAACGAGCGCCACAACCACCCAGATCCAGTTTTATGCGCCTGCCCCCAGCATTATCCTCAGGGAAATCACTGCGGCCACTCAGGCAAGCAGCATCGTCAAACTATTCACTGACACAGCTCATGGCATTCCTATCGGTGATGTGATCAACGTAAACGCTGTGACATACACGACTGGGACTAATCCAAACGGGTTGTTCCCAACGATTCGTCAGGCAGCGAATATCACCTCGGCAGTAATCGCAGGGAGCACAGTGACTATCACATCTGCTGGGCATGGATTCGCGACAAGCGATTTGGTGACGATTGATGGAATCGTGTTCACTAGTGGGACGACTCCCAACGGAGTGTTCACGATCACTCGGATTGACGCAAATCAGTTTTCCTACACCCTGACTGGCGGAGTTGGGCCATATACCACAACAAGCGCATTCGCGACAAAGGACGACATCAATAAGCGTCTGCTCTACAACCTCGCAGGTGCAGCCGGATTGTATGAGGTGGTGAATGCGTATGTCACAACTGCAACAGGTGCGTCCAATCAGCAGATCGAAATCGGAGGTAGATTCAGCGTCGGTGGCGGATTCATGCATCAACCGGGTGCGCCTTGGGGGATCCATTTCCAACGTCGCTTGTGGGTGCCGTATTATTACGAACCGGGTGGAACATTTAGTCTTCCAACATACACGACCCGAAAGATCACTGACGAGATCGCGGTCTCTGACATTCTCGACACGACCACCTTCGACCGGATTGCCAACCAATTCCGAGTCAGCGGTGGCACTGCCGATTACGTGGTTGCCATGCACGGGTTCTACGAAGACCAGTTGGTGGTCCTCAACCGCAACAGTCTGCATTTGATTTCCGGCACGCTGGGGAGTCTGTCCGACACCAAGGTGACCGAGCTAACATCCGAGGTGGGGTGCTTGGCGAGGAAGTCAGTGGTGATGAAGGGCAACGTGATGCTCTTCCTGTCCGACGATGGTGTGTATGGGGTCGAATTCCTCAACGACTACAACCTGCGAGGGGTCGATGAACCACTATCGAAGAACATCCAGCCATACATCGACAGGCTGAACAAGAATTTCGCCGACAAGTCGGTCGCCGTCCTGCATGAGAACAGGTATTACCTTGCCGTCCCGTTGGATTCTTCCCCCGGAGCCAACGATTCATATGGCAACAACGCAATTTTGGTCTTCAATTTTTTGAACAAGGGCTGGGAGTCACTCGACACCTTCGGCGACTCTCGCTTTCTGATCGAGGACTTCGTGATTGGCAGCGCAGGGGTGCGGAATAACATCTATGCGGTGACGTCCAACGGCGGATTGCACCAACTTGAGGCATTTGAAAGCTCCAACGACACGCTCAATGTGGACAACTCCAATTCTGTCGTATCACCGAGCGTCATTGCATCGTTAACGACGCGCGGATACGATTTCGAGACACTAGAACGCAAGAGGTTCACCGACGCGCAGGTGAACATGCAGACAATTGCCGGGCAGAGCGGTGAGTATGACATTTCATTCGCAGCGGAAGACCCAGATGCGGCCCAGCTTATCGGCACGACAACGACCTTCCTTGGTGGACTGCTAACTCCGAGCACTCCCAACGAGGCAGAGACTGCGAGCATCCGGTGCAGACTCGGAGGGATCCGCGGTTCCACCGGGACGATGATCTTGACTAGGACCATTGGTTCTCCAAAGATCAATTCTGTCACTGTTTCTGGGTCAGTCACTAACAGACAAATCATTTCTCAAAGATAATATGGGCGCAATTGCTACAACATACAGTTTCACAGCTACTGACACAATCACTAGCGCGAAGATGAATAACATCATCGCCCAGAGCAAGATGACGTCAGATGCCATCTTCAATGGAACGCTCGATTTGGCTAGCGATAAACTGCTAGTGAAAGCTGGCGGAATCACATCCAACGAGTTGGCTGGCAATAGCGTCGTCACTGCGAAGATCTCAGATTTGAACGTGACCACAGGGAAGATTGCCGATCTTGGAGTCACCACCGGGAAGATTGCCGATCTTGGAGTTACCACAGGCAAAATCGCCAATGCCAGTATCACTGGTGGAAAGTTAAGTGGAGCGCAAACCGGGTTAGCTCCTGTTTTCGGAGTTAGGGCATGGGCGATTTACAATGGCGTGACTAACACTCTAATCAATAGTGGAAACATTACTGGAGTTACAAGGAACAGTGTTGGGAACTATACGTTTTCCATCGACGAGAATATGTTGACTGGGGATTACGCGATTTCTATTTCATGTTCGACTGAAATCGCAGGAACAGAAATCGCAGTT